TAGAAGATCGTAAAGACTCTGGAAAGAAGATTACGCAACAGGAATTAGCTAATGCAATTGGTATTAGTAAACAAGGTTTCACGAATAAAATGACTCGTGATAGTTTTACAGATAAAGATATGTACCTGATTGCAAATTATTTAGGTATGGAAATCATAATAAAAGGTGAAAAAGAATATGTACTAAAAGAAGATTGAAATATATCTTCTTTTTTTGTAAGTTACCATAAGTACACAAAACGTGTACAAAATATACAATTGAAAAGTAAATATTTTGTGTACTATGTCAATTTACAAAAGTACACATATAGTGTACAATATAATTAAGTTAAGAGGAAGGAAGTGAAATATATATGATTGTATTAAAAAAGAGTGAGTTCTCAGCGACCAAACCAAACCAAAACTCACTCTCATATATAGAATAGGAAATATGCAATTAGCATAAGTCCAGAAAGTATTATAGCTTATATCTTGGACTATTTCAAGTCATATTTTCCATACATAAATTGTACCTTGATAACTGAACATTGAAATGATCGCTGATATTAATAAGACTTACTCAGAAATGAGATAGGTCTATTAAGTATACAAAAAATCATATAAAGGAGATAAAGAACTATGAGCGCAGTTATTAAAATGAATGAAGAAGAAAGAAGAATTGAGCAGTTTAATGATGTAATGGCAAATGCGAAGCCGATGATTACAGAAGGTAAAGGAGGATCATTGAGGACTATTACAGCAAGTGCATGTGTACCGCTCAGTGTTTGTTTTGTAGACCCACGTTATCAGGGCATGAGAAGTCACAAAAGACTTAATCGACTAGATCTGCATTTTGACAAACGTAAACTTGCTCCAATTACTCTTGTACCCCATTACGAAGAATATAGATTTGCTGTAGTAGATGGACAGGGAAGAACAATAGTTGCACCAAGAAAAGGAATGGACAGATTATTTGCTACGATTCTCATGGATGCACCGGAAGATCCTGTAGAAAGACTTAAATTTGAAGCTGAATATTTTATTGGACAGGATTCAGAGATTGAGCCAGTAAGCTCCCTGGAAAAACATCTAGCAAGAGTTATTATTGGTGATCCAATAGCAACAACACTCGATAAGCTGCTTAAAAGATATGATATAAAATTTACTCAGAGTCCAGGTAACAGAAAAGAATCTGTATTAGGAAGTTATCCAACTACATATGAAATTGCTAAACGTGGAGAAAAATGTTTGGATTTTATTTTTTCTATTATTAAAAATGCAGGATGGAATCATGAGAAAAATGGATATGGAACATTTGTAATGATCCCATTAGAAAGAATGTGGGTTGAACATTCAGAGGATAGAGAGAGAATTGATAACTTCTTATCTGATTATTTACGTCAGATTAATCCATCCATTTTTAATACAGAAGCAAAGGTTACATATCCAAAGAGAGACAATCGAGCAGCTTGTACATTACACTTAGAAGATATTCTTTGTGAATCATTAGGTATTGAACGAAAGGTTTATCCCGTAAGTAAATAGGGGTTATATAAGGAGGAATTGAGATGTTACAGATTTTAGGCAAAACAGATAAGTTAAGAGATGAATGGACGGTTAGAAAGATTGTAAATAACTATAAAAGTGGTGTTAGTGTATTTGATAATGCGGTTCAGAGAGGACTTGTCTGGAAGAATGATAAGAAATCAAGACTTATTCGTTCTACTATACTTAACAGACCAATTCCTCCTATTTATGCTTCAAAACGTGATGAGATTTACAATAATCTTGATGGTAAACAGAGAAGTCATACATATGTAGAGTTTCTGGATGATGAATTTTCATTGGAGGGACTTGATCCCGTCACTGTTAAGAATACAGAAACAGGAGAAGAAGAAGATATTGAGTTAAATGGAAAATGTTTTTCAGAACTTCCAGAAGTATTACAGGATGCGATTAAAGACGCTACATTGACGGTTATTATTATTAACAACGTTACAGAAGATGAAGAGTGTGAGATTTTTTATGATATTAACAATGGTCAGCCGTTAAACTCTATCACAGTCGCAAGAGCAACAGCGAAATCCAGAAAAGATATTACTGAATTAGGTAAGCACGAATTATTCAAAAATGCTTTGACGGAAAAGGCATTAGAGAAATATACAAACGAGGATATTGTAGTTAAATCATGGATGGTTTTGCACAATGAGAATACTGCATTGGATAATACTACAATGAGAAAGATTATGAAAGAAATTGAATTAACAGGAGATGATATGATCCAACTAGAGAAGTGTTTTGATAGAGTTCTTGAGTGTTACAAGCTGATTTATGAAGAAGATCGTAAATATGCGAAAAGAATTCTCACAAGAACGCACATGATTAGTATTATGCGAATGGTATGGAAATCTATCCAGGATGAAAAAAGTACATATGACTTTTCAAGATGGCTTATGAAGTTCTATGGAGGCAAGCAGAGAGCTGCAACGAGTAATGAATCATATAATGCATTGTGTAGAGCCGGAGCTAACACATCATCTTCTGTAAGCAAGAGGCTTGTTATACTCGAAGATGATTATAATAGATATTTCAAGAATGATTCTGATGAAGGAACGGAGGATGATGATTAATGGCGAAAGACAGAGAAACACCTTGCCTGTACTATATCTGTATGGGTGAATGTAAGAAAGGTAGAGATGCTAACCATTGGCATTATTGCCAAAAATGTGACAAGTACAGACCAAGGACAAGAGTGCGACATCTTAACAAGAAGAAAGAGAAATTAGAGAAGATAATGAAGAATGAGGTGTATTAGTTATGGCAAAAATGATTGACGATATTAGAGAAAGACTTCTGGATCATGTATTATCATTGGAAGAAATTGATTCTGTATTAGAAGAAAATAAGTACCTTCCAATTGAAACAGAAGAAGATGACATTGACACATTGAAATATTCTAATAATAAGTCACAGATATGGATTAAATATATGTCTGATGATGGAGAATATCTTGTATCAGAGATTACAATGAAAACCAAGAAGCGTGGGAAAACAGAAGTTGATCCATTTTATAGAGAAGAAGATATTAAGAATATGATTGATTACTTTAGAAACAATCATTATCACCAAGAATTTTTAATTACGATGTTTGGATTCCTGTTGGCAAGACGTATCGGTGACATTTTATCCTTAAAATGGAGTGACTTTTACTATGAGAATGGTAGAAGAAAAGAAGTGTTAAACACTCTGATTGAGCAGAAAACAGATAAGACAATTGATATTTCTGTATCTAATGTAACATGGAAATACATTGATGAATATTGTTCTATGGAGAATATTAACCCATTAGAACATTTAAACGAAGATATTTTTCCAAGAGTATTAAAGACTTATGCAAAAAACAAAGAAGAATATGATAAGGAAGTAAAGAAACAAGCAGCTTCATACCGACATCAGTTCAAAAAAGCAGCGGATTCTCTCGGTATTGAGAATGTAAGCACTCATTCTTTAAGAAAGAGTTTTGGTTATATTGCTCATGAGATTAATAAGTATGATCCTGATTGTTTGGGAATTTTACAGACTGTGTACGGACATACAGACACCGAAACAACGAAACGATATATCGGTGTTATGAGAGAGAAAGCAAGAAGATGTTTTAATAGTGTCGCACAGAGAATTGAAGATATAGATAATGGTGTGAAATCTGCTATTGACAATGCCCCTGTAATTGCTATGAAAACTAATGATTTGAGAGATATTTTGTTAGAAGCAATCAAATCCGGTAGAGAGACTAATGCAGAGGTAGATGTTGATACATTAAAAGACTTATTATCTAAGGTGGAATCTATACGTGTATCATGATAGAATAGGAGTAATTAATGAAAACAACAGAGAAGTGTATTATAGAAAGATTTTGGAGGTATATAGATTATGGATATTTTTATGAATGTACCAGTAGAGAAAGAATTTACATACGAGGATGTTATTAACACTTACAATAGAAGTGGTGATAAGAAAGATGTTGCCAAAAGATTCTGTATAAGTGTTGGCGAAGTGACTAAGATTTTGAAGAAGAAAGAATAGAGGTGATAATATACAAAATGTAGAACAACATGTAATAAATAGAAATCATCAAATGTTTCAAATATGTGATGAGTTATGTTATTTATCAAAGAATATGTATAATCTTTGCAACTATACTATCCGTCAAGAATTTTTTAAAACTCAAAAAATTAAAAAATATGGGGACTTGAATAAAGAATTGAAAAGTACAGATGCATTTAAAGAGTTAGGATCAAATTCTGCTCAAATGGTTACAAAAATATTATGTAAATCGTGGAAATCATTTCTTGTAGCTGTAAAAGATTATACATTACATCCAGAAAAATATTTAGGAAAACCGAAAATTCCTGCTTATAAGAAGAAAGATGGAAGATTTACTTGTACATTAACTAACATGCAAACACATATTAAAGATGGATATTTATATTTTGCTTTTAAGAGAATGAAACCTTATAACAATTTGATTAAATCAAATGTAAAAGGACATCATTTATCAACAAGAATTATTCCTAAAGGTGGTTGTTATATTATTGAAATTGTTTATGAGGATGATGGAAACATTTACCAATTAAACAGTAATAGAATTGCTGCAATTGACTTGGGATTAAATAACTTTGTAACAATTGTAAATAACATAGGAGAATCTTCTATTGTTATAAATGGCAAAGGAATAAAATCTTATAATCAATATTGGAATAAGAAAATGTCGAGATTAAGAAGTATTGCCAAAACAGTAAACGATCTTAACTGGACAAAACAAATGCAAAAATTAACAGATAAAAGATATTTCAAGATGGAATACCTTATGCACTGTGCAAGTAAATATATTGTCAATTATTGTATAAAATACGATATTGGTACGATTGTTATAGGAAAGAACGATAAATGGAAACAAAATTCTGAAATGAATAAAGTTACTAATCAAAATTTTGTGTATATTCCATACGAAACATTTATCAATAAGCTTGAATATAAATGTGAAAGCGTTGGAATTAACTTGATTAAGACAGAAGAAAGCTATACATCAGGAACGAGTTTTCTTGATAATGAGTTACCAATAAAAGAAAATTATAATAAATCAAGACGTATTAAACGTGGATTATTTAAGAGTAATAACGGAGAATATATCAATGCGGATGTTAATGGTGCATTTCAAATTATGAGAAAAGTATTCTCAAATGTAACTACAAATGAGATAGTGGGTGCATATTCACACCCTGCAATTATAAATTTATAATTATAAACGTAGAATAATACGATGAATGACTGATTTTAAAGAAAAGTGAGGTATTACATATGGGACACGTTAATATTTTTAAAACAAAATCAAAAGAAGAATTAGTAAAATTGTATGGTGAATTTCTTAAAGTAGAAGAAACTGGATTTTTTGATCCTGAGACAGATTTGGGTGGGATCAGAGAAATTTACAGCTGCGATTTTGGAGCAAATGCGACATGGATGTTGCAAACAGAATTAACTCATGCAATTGCTGATTTGTGGTACGAAGAAAATAAATGAATTTCGACTTTCATGAAGGTATAAAAATGGTCAAGAAAATAAAAATGCGGGTGGAATTAAACGGTGGAGATATTGTTACAGTTCCAGAATGGGTAAAAACAGAAGGAGATTTAGAAAAATTTGCAGATGAGTATGCAAATAGAAATATTAGTATAGGATATGATTTACTTGATGAACCTATGGATCAGGACGAGTTTTTAGAGCAAGTTACTTCTGCGTATGTAGATGCGGAGAAACGTGGATTCGATAGTATTATTGTGGCAATTGATACAGATTTAGATACTACATATTATATTAATGATACACCAGATGGCTTCCAATGTGATTTATGGGATTATTATTTTGATGATTTGGAAACTATTGCTTCGCAGTTGTATGACGAAATGCATGGTAGTGTGACAGAAATTAGAATTGAATAATACAATGCTGAAATCCAACTTTCAAAGAAAGGATTACAAGATTATGAGTAAAATATTTTTAGTTCCAGGAATAAACGAATCTGAGAATATTACTATGTATTGTAATTATGCCAGAATGAACCCATATGAAGAAAGATGTTTGATATGTGATCAGAATGATTGTGAACATAAAGGAAAACATACCATAATCGAAAGATGAAAGGTTGCTTTTAAATAATAACTATGTAGGCGATGACTATTTGTCATCGCTTTCTTTGACAGAAATTATGTCTGTAATATCACAATCAAGAGCATTACAGATTTTTTCTAACACAAGAAAATCAATTTTACTTGTTTTATTGGCACAAAGATTACTCAATGTAGATTGAGCTATACCTGTCTCTTTTGCAAGCCAATATTGTGATTTACCCTGTTTTTCAAGGGTTTCTTTGAGGATTACTTTCATTGTGATACCTCCAAAATTTGATGAATTGATTATAACAAAAATATTTATTTTTTGCAATATATAGTCTTGACAATATATAGTCTATACGCTATAATAGGGTACATAAGATAAAGAAAGGAGCGGCACACACATGATGGAAGAATTTAATATCTATGATATTTTATTCGTTAATAAAAAAGAAATTACATCAGGTTCACACGTGCAGGGCAAGAAACGTCCAGCTATTGTTATTCAGAACGATGATGGGAATAAATATGCTCCTACATTAGTAGTAATGGACTTAACATCAAAAATTAAAAAGACCAATCAGCCTACTCATTGGATAGTTAAAGCTAATAAAAATAATGGTCTTAAATGTGATTCTATGATTTTAGGAGAGTCAATTTATACTATTGATAAGAGAGATGTTATTGCGAAATGGGGATCACTGGATAACGAGCAAGATCAAATAATGGCTACAAAATGTTTTTTATCCACTCATTTTGGAAATAAGAAAATTAAGGTGGAGGTATTAGAATGAGTAAAGTAATTTCTGTTGACGAAGCAATCGCAATATTAACTGAATATAAGAAAAATGGTGGAGAGAACGTATTGCTTTCTTCATTTGATTTAGAAAAAAGAATACCTGATGGAAATGCAATTTTAATAAGTGTTCAACATGGAATTAAAGTTATTAATACTGGATCGCCTATTTTATATGACAAAAATGTTATAACTTCTAGTTTAAAAACTCATGATAAAAGAAAAGAAAAGACGATATTATTTCCAGAGAACGAATTTATTCGATGTTAAAATTACCAAAATTTACCGCAAGATTTCCATAAATCTACTGCATAAAATAAATACTGTAAGAACTGGTAAATAAAGACTTTGTTGCAAGATGAAAAATACAAACAAATGTTCTGGAAAGTATTGACACAAACAAATGTTTGGTATATGATATAAACATCTTCACAAGACAATAAAAAAGTAAGGATCTTATCTCGGTGCGGGAACACCATATGAGATAAGAACCTTACAAACAACACAACATAGAAGATTACGGGAATAATCTAATATGTTATAATTAGTTTAGAATGCTTGGTAGAAAATGTCAAGCAAAATCTTTATTAATCATAGCGATTCTGCGATTATTCCAATTTTAAACAACTAAATATAGAGAAATATTACAAATGAAAGTCGGCTTTCATCGTAGTTTTTGTACGCATTTTTTGGAAGGGGGTCTGATTATATAAATAATTATGTAGATTGTGGTTCTTATTATATTGGGACTACTAAAACAGGATTAAAATTTTATTTTGATAAGAAATATTATAATATAGTATCTTTATATCATTGGAAAATGAATAGTGATCATATTCCAGTAACATGCGTTGATAATAAATATGTTTCAATTAAGAAAATATTATTTGGAAATATATCATTAAAACATATTAACGGGAATAAATCGGACATAAGAGAAGAAAATTTAATACCAACAAGAGGATTAAAGCATGATGGTAAAACTTTTTTGAATGGTTATATTTCTATCTACATGCCAGAACATAAACGAGCATTTGATAATGGGTGTGTATATGAACATGTGTTAGTTGCAGAAAAAATGTTAAATAGAGAATTAAAAGAAACAGAATGCGTACATCATATAAATCATATTAGAACAGATAATCGTCCAGAAAATTTGATGGTATTTCGTACAAACAAAGACCATATTTTGTTTCATGCAGGAAATTATGCAATTTTATTGGATGATGGCTCGTATGTCGTTGATGATAAAAAGATAGAATATTTATATAAATATAATAATAGAACTGCGGAAGAAATTAAAAATAACGTTGAGGATAAAGGTTCAGTTACAGTAATTACATATAAAAGACAGATAGGAAAAGATTTATGTCCAGTCTGTTTAAAACATATGAAATCAATAAAAGCAAAAATGTGTAAAGAATGTTGGGACAAAGAAAAAAGTACAAATATACCTACAAAGGAAGAACTTGAAAAATATATTTATGATTTTTCATTTGAAAAAATCGGAAAAATGTATGGTGTAACAGGTAAGAATATAACGAAATGGTGTAAAAAATATAATTTACCATATAGAAAAAAGGATATGGATAAAAATGAAAGGGGCGATGTAAATTGGATTGCTTAATTACAAACGGCAAGCAATATATCCGTTTAGATTCAAATGGTAGTCCTCAAACATGCGGTCAGGTACTTGCAGAAAGATTTTCAGAAGATAAAGCAAAAAACATTATCAAGAATCTTCCTAAACCATTGAGAAAATTTCACTTTAATGTTCAGCTAGTCTCTGAAATCGCTGCTCAACCTAAATCAATTGAAGAAGAAAAACTACCAGAAGATATTAACGGTATCTTAGCGGAACTTGACGATTACTATGAAGATTATCAGCGAAATTCAAAGTATGATAATCCTTATACATATCATGGAGAAACTGCTTTAGAGAAAGAACTTTCTATGAATGATATAGGAATCGGCAATTTCTTTAAGATGGTAATTGATTGTGTTTCTGATAGAGAGAAATACATTGAGAATATGGAATATCTTATTAAAGAATATGATCTGAAAATTCTTGACGTAAGACATTTTATCCGAGATGAAGAAACAAAATTGGGAACAGTGCCAATGAGTAGAATTAGTTACTTATTGCAATATTATGAACGTCAACGTGCTATATGTAAAAGAAATAGGAATTGTGCAAAACTTTTCCAATACCATGTAGAGAGATTTAAAAACAGGAAATACATGAAAGTGATTGATAAGATTGCAAATTCTAAATATAAATACAGACGTTTGTCTAAAGAATATCTCGAAGATTATGCGAAAGGCGTAACGAAAGAGAAAAAATAATTATTACATAATTACAGCATATCAACAGAGAGGATCGGTGATACGAATGCACTACAAAGACATTCTGGAATCTTATTATAAAGTAAATGAGGATAAACCAGAAGAATCAGCAAAGAAATTACATAATGTTGTAGATAAAATTCTAAAACAGTTTGGTGGTATCACCGATATTGACAGGGATGAATGTTATTCTATAGCAAATTTAGAGATTACAAAATATATCAAAAGTCAATTAGATAAAGGAATTGAAGATTTTGATGAAGATAAATTCAATGGATTTATATATTTTGCAATTTCCAGGAAAGTTAAGATGCATATTACAAGAAAAAACAGACAAAAGCGTTGTAAAATCGTAACAAAGATAGAAGATGGAAAGGAAATTAAGGAATATATTTATCCAACATCATTAGATAATCTCATGTCTGACGATGGAAAAACAAAGATGATTGATATAATTCCTTCTGATTTTGATATAGAAAGCAGTATTGATGCAGGAGAACTATTAAATCTTGGAGAAAATGTAGTCAAATATATTGCTTCTCTTGGGTGTATAGAGCGCAAAATTGCAGATTTAATAATGCAAGGATGTAATTCTACGGAGATCAAAAGCATATTAAAGCTTTCGGACAAAGAATATAATACATATCTTTCTGATATGAAAGAGTATGAAAAAAGACAACTTCTAAAGACGGAAGAATGTGAGAATGCAAATATTGAGGAGGAATTACCAATGGAAACAAAAACAACAACATCAGAAAGAACAAAGTCTACCAGTTATTCAATAGAATCTCTTAGTAAACAGTTAAGACAGCACAGATTAAGAGACAATCATCCATTACAAAGAACTTCTGGACAATGGAGTTTACTTACAAAAAGTGAATTAATTTCTGATATTTTACAAGGTAATTCACTTTTACAGATTGTAATTTCAGAGGAAATCAAAGCTGGAATTATAATGCACTGGTTAATTGATGGTAAACAGCGTTCTACAAATTTAAAAGATTATCTGGAAGATGGATTTGCAATTTCCAAAAATGTACAGAGATATATGATTGAATATCAGAGCGACAAAACAGATGAATATGGCAATGTAATTTTGAATGAAGATGGATTCCCAATACCTGAAAGTAAAACGTTTGATATTCGTGGAAAGAAATTTTCTCAGTTGCCAGAAGAATTACAAGACAAATTTAGAGATTATCAAGTTCCTGTAATGCTCAATTTGAATTGTACAAAGAAAGATATTGCTTATGATATTGCACGATTCAACAGATGTAGACCAATGAACGTTTCTCAGTCAGGATGGCTAGGATTAGAAGAATCCTATGCTGAATATGTAGATAAGATTTTAAAAATGGACTTCTTTAATGTTGATTGTGATAAGTCAAGTTATTCAAATACGAATATTAAGAATGGATCACTTAGAAGAATTATTATTGAAGCAATAATGACATCTAAATATCTTAGCCATTTTGATAAAGACTTTGGTAAAATGTGTGCTTACTTAACTGAAAATGCAAATGAATCAATATTTATTGATTTTTATTTGACATTGGAGAAGTTATCTAATGTGTTAAGAGGTGATACATCGGATATTTTTAATAACAAAAATTCATTTTTATGGTTTGCTTTATTTGATAAATTCTTAGAATATAACATTGAAGATAATAAATTTAATGGATTTATTCAGGAATTTAAAGAGACATTACATAATAAAGAAATTGATGGTATTACATACGATTGCTTAAATGGGCAGAAAGGAACAAAGGATCGTTCTTCCGTAACAAAAAGATTCAATCATTTGTTTACTCTGATGAAAGAATATTTACATATCGAAGATTCTGTTGAGGAAATCACAGAAGAACATGAACCAGAAACCGTTGAAGATGATTTATTTGATACAGAAACGGTCGAAGAATCACCTGAGAAACCTGCTATCGCAGAAGTAACAGAGTATTCAGCGATTGGAAACACTGAAATTGAACATGTGAGCGGAGAAGTAATTGATAATACAATTCATACTGATATGAAATCTGCATTAAAGTTTGTACAGGATTGTGTTGATGAGGCAGTTTCAGAATTAGATGTACAGGACTATGAAGAATATTTAGATACGATTACTTTAGACGTTGACAATTCATCAAAACTTCTCGATGCCGCCAATCATGATTCTATCATTGGAATTATTGCATATTCCTATCAGAACGATGTAGATTGTGATGATTGGTTTAAGGATTATTTCAATAGAAATAATACATACGATGTTGATCAGAAAAAGAACTATCTCAATATGAGAAATGACTTAATTGCATTTAATAAGAAAGCAGTTGCATAAGAAGGGAGAATATATATATGAGACTTTCAGAAATTAAAATTCCTGCGGATTTTGAAAGCAGTATTCCAAATACATATAAATATAATAAATGTGAAAGGTACTATAAGGAGAATAATAAGCAGGATAGATACTTAGTTGTAAATGAAAATAATTATCTTATTGATGGATATATTATGTATCTTGTGCTTAAAAATAATGGAGCTGAATACGGAGATGTACGAATAGTTACATTAAATGGACGTAAATATACCGATAGACAGAGAAAACATTATGGGAAATTAATTCCAACAGATAAAAACGATACATACAAAAGAAAGCCTACTACATATGTATACGGTATTCATTATAATGGATTCAATCATAAAACATATATGTGGAGAATACCTCCAACATGGACAGCCATGATAAAGGAATTACAACCAGGAGATAAAGTCTATTGTAAAACAAGATTTGGAAAAGTTCCTGTAATTGTAACACAAATAGAAACGAAAGACAAAATTGATACGGATATGATTGTGAGAAAAGTTTGTTCACATAAAATAATTCGTGATGGAGAAATATTAAAATATGATAAAGGTAAAAATGCTTATGTGTAATCATAATTGGGTATTAATCGAAAAGCCACGACATTTAAAATATGATTACAGTGGATTGGAAGTTGTAATTGGTAAATGCCGATGCACAAAATGTAAGAAGATAAAGGACAGGAAGATGATTGGTCATCAGATTGGGAATATATTTGAAGAGACAGGATAGAATCGTGGTTTCATTGCCACGAGATTAGGCTAAACCTACGGATGATTTTGCATCCGAAAAGTGAGGTAAAGACTCACTAAATACTCTGTAAATGAATTACATATTTGAGGGTTTAGAACCATTTAATTTAACACAGTAACGAAACCGTCCTATACGCAATGGGTAAATAAGATTGGGTTTAGAACCATTTAATTCAACAAAATTAGCTTCAAAAGCTACGGTATACTTTGATATCGAAAAGTGAGAAAGAATTACTCACTAAAATCTATGTTATAAAGTATTTGAGGTTTGAGATAACTATAAAATAACATAAGTACAAAGATTTAATAAATGTTATTTACAATTGGGTTTTCAGTGAGAAGAAATGAAAGAGAGTTAGTGTGATAAATTTAAAAATTTAGATGAAAGACTTGTTTTATTAAAAAAAAGGAAGTGAGATACAATAAGTAAAGAATTTAAAAATGAATTTTATAAATTAGATTATATTCATAATTATATTTTGAATACTATGAATCACATACCAAGATATGTCTATGGTAAGCCAAAACAATCAAAACGACTCATTAAAGAATATATGCTGAAAAATGAATATGATGAATATTTTACAGAAGAAATTAATAATGATTTTTGTGAAGGTTTTGGATGTGCAGTTGATTTAATATTTAATGAATTTTTAGATGATATTCATGAAAAATATGATCTATTAAAAAAGGAAGATATGGAGAGAATTATAATGGATAATGAGAAAGAAAAATTATCTAAAGAGATATTTCTTATTTGTAAGGGAAGATACAATTACAAAAAGTACGGATCAGTATTTAATGCAATGAACAAATATTATCACAAATATTATTGTGATGACATTGACCTTACATATAAACTTGCTAATCAGATATTTTTACTTCCTATGGTTGAATGGGTATTGGAAAGTCATAGAGATAATAAGTTGCATTCGTTGTTGTATCACATATTTAATAATAATTCATTTTGGAATAGAGAATGTAATTATGACGAGGGTTTATTTAAAAAGATTCTGAATTGGGTTGTTGTAATAGATGTAAAACATTATAACGAAGAAACTGATGAATATGAATGGATTATTGACTTATCTGATTTTAATGGAAAGGATATTGACCTGGAATGATGAAACGAATTAAACAAGGAGAAAACATAGGTGTGGCAAAACAAGTTCAAGGTGCAGTTGTAGACGTATATACACATCCTAGATTTAAAGGCATGTATGGATTTGTATATAGAGGTGAGAAGTGGACTTGTAGTGATTATGCTTTTGATAAGGAATATAAATCATGAAGTGGATTAAGAGAAAAATAATTCTGTGGCTATTTGGCTATGATTTTCCTAGATATGTGAGACAGTTCTATAAGGAACAGGATCAAGTGAGAAAATTGTACTCTGATATGCTACATGAAGAAGAAAAATTGTTGAGATGGCTTAAATTAGCAGAAGAAAAGAGATGAGAATAATTGAGTTGCGTAGGGAGTAGGGTTAAATACATTGGTAATGTTTATGGTATGTTTTATAAAGAGGGGATAATTGTTAAAGAAAATGCAGATATTGTACAGGTTGAATTTGACAATGGGATAATTCTTTACCTATATAAAAAAGATGTTGTAATAATTGAAAGTGAGGATAATAACATGGCAAAATTAGAAGGATATTATGCAGTAGCAGGAACAAAAGAAGGATATTATGAAAAGAAATATTTCTATGCAATTTATGATGATGGAGAAACATATAAAGCAGGTGACAAAATTGTAGTAAGTGGTGCAAATAAGGATATTCTTACAATTGAAGAAATTCTTACACCAGCTGAATGTAATGCAAATGTTACCGCAGAGGTTATCTGTAAAGTTGATACATCGGCATATGATAAACGTGTAGAAGAACGTAAAGAGAAAGCTGCACGTAAAAAGGAAGCTGATAAAATTAAGAAACAGATGGATAAAATGATTACTGAAATGGATCAGACAAAGCGTTACGAAATGTATGCAAGTGATAATCCAGAGTTAGCGGAGAAATTAAAAGCATACAAGGAGCTGATTGGAGAATAATGAATAAAGAAAAGATACATAAATTTCGTAGGAAGTTAGGTTGGATTGTTTTTCTGGGTGGGATGGTAGCAAATGTAATAATTTCATGGGGATTTTTGTTCATGAAACCCGTCTTTCATCTGTTATTTTCCATTGCAGTAGGGGCATTTTCGGGTAAATTATTGGGAATTTCACTATTAAAATGCTTTTTAGCTCCTGTGGTATGGTATGTATTGTTATGGATGATAGAAGTTGTAACGGGATATTTGGGAGATTATTAAAAATGGAGGTATTAAAATGTCTGTATTAAGAACAGAAGACGGTAGAGAACTCATTTTGACTTGTAGATGTGGATGTGATGATGGAATCCACTTTAAAATTGATAAAGACTTCGAGGATTATATGTATATGACATATACGAATGGCAATTTATATCGTGACCAGGATAACGGATTCTTTAGGACATTAGGAAGAAAACTACAAAAAATCTTTGCAATTCTGTTTAATCAAGATTATTACTACGCATCGGCTATATTTTCTAAAGAAGATTTTGAAGAATTTAGAGAATATATAAATAGCTTTGCTGTACATAAAGAAAACTCCACTGACGTTGTAGACAATCAGTAGAGTTATTGAGATAGATCAAGACCAATGATCTATGTAGAATATCATATCATTTTTCAGTGACTTATTCAAGTCGAGATTTCCAAAGGTAACAATTAAAAATTAATATTAAATATAGGAGGTTTATTT